GGGGGAATAGGAAACTTTGGAAAGTCTACGATGATGCTACAGCTAATGCTTATGAAGTCTTTGATGGATGGATACAAGTGGGCAGTATTCTCTCCAGAGCAGTATCCGCCAAAGTTCTTTTACAATCAGTTGATTCATGCTATGGTAGGAAAGTCACCTTACAAGCATCATCACGATCAGATGTCTGAGGATGAGTATAGAAAGGCGGCAGAGAAGCTGAATGATAAGTTCTACTTCATATACCCTGAAAAAGAGATGCCGAGTCAGGAGTACATCAATAGAAAGTTCGTTGAGGCGATGATAAAGCACAACATAGATGGATGTATGATAGATCCGTTCAATGCGATATACCGAGATAGACGGAATAATCTACGTGATGATCAGTTCTTAGAAGACTTCTTCCGAGTGCAGAAGAAGTTCGCATTAGAGAACAACATCTACATGGTTATCGTAGCACACCCTAACAGTTCCATACAGAAGGATGAAAGAACAGGAGACTACAAGTGTCCTAGGGTATATGACTTTGCAGGTGGCGCAATGTGGAACAACAAGGCAGATAACATCATCATGTTCCACCGACCATATTACAACTCACAGCCACAGGACTCAACATCTCAGTTCATCTCTCAGAAAATCAAGAAGAAGGAACTCAATGGAACGACTGGGGAATGCATATTGACCTACGATGTGATGAAGGGTAGGTTCTATGATGACGGAATTAATCCATTGGAGCGTGACAAGCATGAGTACGTTGTGCCTGAAAATGGGTTTTCAAGAGCAATGAAACAGGAAAGTATGTGGAGCGATGATGATGATTTGGAAGAAGTTCCATTTTAGAACTCAAATAGATTACGATCTGATAAATTAAATTAGCAAAACAAAAACAAAAGAAAGATGAAGAAAAGCTGGGTAACAAAAATCAAAGACAGAACCACTGAGTGGTTTGAGTACAGACAGAATGGGTTAGGAGCGTCATCTGCCGCCATCGTGTGTGGGTTGAGTCCGTACAAACCGACAAAGATGCAGTTGTTCCACGAAAAGGTAGGAACAATGGAGCCAGACAGAACAATGTCTGCACCTGCATTTCATGGAATACATCAAGAGGCTTATGTAGCTAATCTTTGGAAGTATTACGATGGAACTGAAGATGGATACATTGATAACTTTGAACGTGGAGAAATCATAAGAAAAGCAAATGAACTTGTTGGTTTCGTACAAAACCCAAAGTACCCACATCTGTACTGCAATCTGGATAGGGTTATTGAGAAAGGTTCACGCAAACTTAACGATGATGGAACTTTATCTGACGAGATAACGACAACACTATGTCCGTTGGAAATAAAGACTATGAACGGATTCGTTTACAAGAAGTACGATGGCGTTCCTGATATGTACATCATACAGGTTCATCAGCAGATGATGATAATGGAGTGCGACTACGCTGAGATAGCTATACTTATTGATGGAAGAGGATTCAAGGTGTTTCCAATAGAGCGTAACGAGGATATTGTAGACATGATATCCGAAAGAACATACGAGTTTTGGAGTCGTGTTCTTCAGGGAAGGAAAGCTCTTATTCAGGCTGAAATGGCTAAAGAAGATGATGACTTTGAGAAGTACCATAACTACATGGGGGTCATACAGCAACTTGAACCTGAACCTGACGATAACGAACACTACTCAACATTCCTGTCTGATACTCACGTAGTAGAGCAGGAGATAATGATGGGAAATGAAGATCTGCTTGGTCAGGTAAAACATCTTCAGACAGTTAAGGAAATGATCAAGCAACTCGAAAAGGAGAAGCGTGAACTTGAGAACAAGATAAAGAACGAGTTCAGAAAGGAGTCTGTAGAGAAGATAGAGTTTCCTGCGCATGGGTACATGAGGTACTATCAAAGAGCGAACAATAAGACCAAGATGTTGGACGTAAGAATCACTAAGCCAGACGAGTTTGTGATAGGTGTTGAGTTGGAAAAAATCGACAGAGAAATAGGATATATCATCTAATAATTATACTTTAGCAGCATGGAAAAGTTAGTAAAATTACAGAAGGAACTGAAAGCTCCAAAGAACCAAAAGAACAAGTTTGGGGGCTACAATTATCGTAACTGCGAGGACATTCTTGAGGCGGTAAAGCCACTACTTGACAAGCACGGACTTGTGCTTAACATAACAGACTCTCTTGGAGAACTGTGTGGGATACCATACACCGAGGCTACTGCAAGTGTTTACGACCCTAAGAAGCCAGATATCGTGGTTTCATCTAAGGCACAGGCAGGTATAGACCCTAACCAAAAGGGGATGAGTCTCGGTCAATGCTTTGGAGCGTCATCATCGTATGCTCGTAAGTATGCGTTGAACGGTCTTCTTCTGATTGACGATAACAAGGATCCTGACGTAACCAACACTCACGCCAAGACAACTAAAAGAAAGACAACAACTGTTGAGAAGAAGGCTGGAGACAAGAAGAAAGTAGTAGCAGGAACAGCAGAGTACAATAAGCTTTTAGAGTGGATTCAAACACCTAAAGGCTCAATAGACAAGGCACTTGAGATGTACGACATCGACAAGGCTACAGAAAACATAATCCGTAAATCAATTAATCAATAATAAAATGAGTTCAGTGAACAAAGTAATTCTTCTTGGGAACATCGGAAAAGACCCAGAGGTTAGAGAAACAAAGGCAGGTAACATTGTCAATCTTGTAATGGCTACGTCAGAAAGATACACTGACAAAAGTGGTCAAAAACAAGAGAAAACAGAATGGCACAATCTTGTTGTATTTGGTAAACTTGCAGATGTTGTTGCCAAGTACGTAAAGAAAGGTGACAAACTGTACGTTGAAGGGAGTATTACCACAAGGAAGTGGGAAGACAAAGAAGGTAACACCCGATACACAACAGAGGTAAAGGTTCGTGACCTTACCATGCTTGGGGGTGGAGAGAAGAAAGCAACTCAGCCAGCAGCAGTAGCAGTTGGTGAAGATGAGGATGACTTGCCATTCTAAGTATCTGATTATCAATTAGTTAAGAAGCCCTGTCGTAATGATGGGGCTTTTTATTATCTTTAATTATGGCTTACAAGAAACCTAAAAGGAGATATGAAATTACAGACGATATCTATGAGAAGATGCAGTCTCGTAATCAGCTTTGGACAAGGGAGGCTTACAATCAGTCTGAAGAACTTGCAGGGCTTTTCAAGGATAACATAATATATATGTGTGAAAAGAGGGGAGTAACCATAAAGGAAATGCTCCGATGGCTAAAAGAAATGGGTTTAAAATTTACAGACAGAAGGCTGTACAAGTGGGGAAATCAACACGCAATTTATCCTACTCTTGTGGAGATAACATTCTTCTCAAAGTATTTTGAGTTAGACCCAGGCGTAATGATAAGCAAAGACCTGCGTGAGTCAGATAGACTAAAAGGTATTTCTAAAAAGAATATCTAACATCTCCTCAACTTCAGATGTCATCTTGATGTCCATATAAGTACCGTCCGAGAACATTAGAGATGCCACTGCATTTCCATTCATAGACCTAACATACGCTCTGGTAACATCGTCAATGTGAAACCAACCTACTGATTCTTCGTATGTTGGCTTTGGAAGTGGTTGAGGATTGGGTAGGTTCAACTTCTCGTTTTCTTCCTTTACCCTTTCAATTTCCTCAATGTTTGTGCAGATGTATGTGGAAGCTCTCATACATTCAAAGATACGAACTATCTTGAGATGATGTTCCTGCCGAATCCTATTCCAACATAATGATCACCATTGAATCCGTAGTCTACCTTATAGTAATTCCTATTCACAGTTGCCTGTACACCAATCCCCATAAGAGGAACGTAACTCGCCTTGAAGTCGCTCAGAAGACCTGCATTTGCGTGTACTCCTAAAGCCCACTTCAACGGAACTTTCTTGGGTGTGTAGGTAATCTTTAGGTTCTCAGACCTGTTCTGGTAGTTCTGCCAAGACAAAGCCAATGTAGCCGCCTCCTGCTCTATCGTTGTGTCGTACTTTGCTATCTCAGTCAGCCAAGCCTCAACAATGCTAACAGTGTCTACTAAAAACAACGTATCTAATCGATTAACTATTATCTCTGATGTGATTGTGTCCCTGACAGTAACAAACTCCTTAGAAACAAATCTAACGGTGTCTGTGCGCCATCTATCAACGTACTCTACGGTAGGAACTGGCTTTTCTATGATAGTGGTGACAGGCTTGCCGCTTGTATCACCGCAACCTTTCCATGCAACAATAACCCCCATCAGGAAGGCTATCAGATACGGCAGGTACGTCTTCAACAGGTGCTTTACTATGTCGTTGTTCAGTATCCAGTTCATCTTGTAGTGATTCTACTTTCATTCCCATCGCTATCACAAGTAGGCATAGCGTAAATATTGCAATAGATAGGATTTTAAATTCATAATCTTTCATCAGTAACTCCAAACGGTTGGTCTTAGGAAGGCTTTAGTGTCAGGCTCAATGTTATCAAGGTGTATGAATCTACCGCCTCCTTTCTGCTGTATTCCAACACCTGTAAATCCAATCTCAAATGCGAGCTTCAAAACTTCATAAGCATCTCCTCTGTCTACACCTATATCAGCCGCTTGCCCTGTAGCGTGTGCGCCTGGGCGAGACTTCTTAGCCTCTATCGGATGCGATTCGTGTCTGTAGCCAGATGTGATACGCATAGGCTTTCCGTACTTGGTTCTAAGGTCCTGCAACATAGCCATAAAGTCTGGCTTCATCTCGTTCTTGCCTGAGTGCTTGCAGTCGAACTCTTCTTTACTGAAGTTAGGGTATTTACTCCAATCCATTTCTATCTTTCTTTTTTGGTTCTCTTCCTTTTCTTGAACACGTTCCTGTCCTCAAACATTTCTTATCGCATTCAGCAGGAACAATTTCACAAAACACTTTTTTCGTACTTTGTTTCAATCCCAAGTTCAAGTCTTTTTTTATTATTCGCTTGATATGCTTCAAATTCTGTTTTAAATCTCCCTACATTATACACCTTCCTATTGTGAGTTACTTGGGATCTGTATGTACCAGTCTGCTTGTCAAAATATACACCTATGTATTTTGAAGTTGATTTCTTATTCGTTCTCCCGTGTCTGTTGTTTTCTGCATACGTTACAATTTCAAGATTTGAAACGTGGTTGTTTGATCGGTTGAAATCAATATGATTAACTACTAATCCTTTTGGAATTTCACATATAAAATGTTCAGCAACTAATCTGTGAATTAAAAGTCTTTTTTCAATCCCATTAACATTTAACTTAGCCAATGGATATCCTTTATTGTTAAAATATGGCTTATGAACTCTTTCTTCTATTGGTTGTAATCCACCAGACCTTATTCGTTTCATTCTCTTTTTAGACTTTATCCTGCCGTAATTGCTTATTTGATAATAGTCCTCGTATCCATTTATATCTAACCATTTTTCCATGATATAAAGGTAATAAATTCAATAGGATTTCACACCATGTCTTTTTACTTTCCAATCCTTTCTCTAAACCCC